AAACGTTGACGGCGTCACCGTCCGAAATCTGTCGACCGCATAGGTCGAGTGCCGCCAGTCACCGAAGATGCGCAGCTCCATCAAATTGAATACGGTGTTCGTGCTGTCGGTTCGACGAGCGTGAACCCAGACATGGTCGCTTGTGAAATCGGCAACCGAGAACACCACCGGCGTCAGTCGCGTCGTTGCGTCGGTGATTGCCTGGGATGTAACCAAGGTGCCGTCGGTCGCGGTTGCTGGCTGCGCACCGTCCTTCTTGTACAACTCGACGGTGATGTTCGCGCTGTTGGTGCCGAACCCGGTGCCGTTGGTTCGCGGCCAGAATTCGACGCGGTTTACCGTGCGGCTGCCGCCGCCGCCCGCCGCGACCCAGTTGGCCCCGGCCCAATGACTAAGCGCCGCGACATCCGCCGTGTTGCTGGTGGTGCCGTCATTGATGTTCGTTCCGGCTAGCGTGCCGAACATATTTTCCAGTCGCATCGGCACGTCAATCCACGCCACGAATGGGCCGGTCTTGTCCTGCGGTATCCTTGTCCCGGGCGATCCCGGCGGGTCCCCCCTCACGACCTTGACGACCACCTTGCGTGGCTCGGCCTTCAGAGCGCGCACCGCGAACTCCGGCAGCATGCGCCACGTCGGATCGCCGTCACGACGAAACCGAATGCGGATCGGGATCATCGAATACTGGGTCGTTGCCTGCGGCATCGACAGGCCAATCGGGAATTCCAAAGTCATCCAGAATTCGTCGAAGCCGCTGATGCCGCGAACCGCGAATGGGTCAGACACCGAGTTCATCGGTGTCGTCTGGTCTAGCAGTTGTCGGTTGTCGGTCTGGTTAACTTCGGTGCGCGTTAGCTGGTCACCGATGTTCTCGGTCTTTGCGAACCGCGTCACCAGCGTCAGCGGCGTGTCGCTGCCGAGGCCTTCGCGCGCCTCATACTCGGTGTTTTCCAGATCGGCGATGCCGACCTCGCCGAGCGCCGGATCGGCCAGCGTGTGAGCGCCGGCCAGGACGTAGACCGCCTCCGCGACCTCATCGCCCTTGCTGTTGATGTCGATCAGCGGCTGCGACGCCAGCGGCGGAAACACGCGGAAGGTCCCGCACACCCGCGGGATCGGCGCGCCGGGCTGCAGCACGTTGCCCTGCAGCGCGGCGCTCGTGCCGCCCTGCCCTGGTGCCGCGCCGCCAGGACCTGCAAGCGCTGGCGTCGCAGGTGGCGGCGTCAGGGCACTGACCGCCAGCGTGCCGACGACGGCAATCGCGAGGCCGGCCAACTTTGCTCCGATCATGCCTGCGGCGAAATATCCACCGAGCAACGGCGACAGCGCGCCAGCGGTTACGACGGTCGCCGCAACGAGGATTGCCAGTGTCGCGATTGTCGCGATGCTGATGCCGCCCTCGCCGCCCATCGGAGCGACGTGGAACGATACCGTTATGTCGTCGAGCTCGCCGCGACATCGCGGCCGAACCCGACGCCACAGCGGCCGGGGCACCAGCTCATCGTTGATCGTTACGCAGCCGAACCGCTCGAAGTCGTATGGAAGATCGCCGCGGAGCTCTTCGACGTAGTCCGCAATCGACAAGCCCTCTACCGCGACGTGCGAGTAGAGCTTGTCGGAGAACGGATGCTTTCTCCAGATCACCCGCGTCATGCAACGCCTCGATTGCGGTAGGCTCCGAGGATGCGACCTGCGACCGAGGGATGGCTGCGAAAGACGCAGACCGCCTCGCTGCCCTCCTCGACGTGTAGCACGTGGTTCGGACCGGCCGCGATGCCGAAGTGCGCCGGAGCCTGGATCAGCCTATTGCCGACCCGCTTCACGGACCGCATCAGCACCACGTCATAGGCCCGCTGCCACGTGACCTCGACCCACGGACCGGCCGCGATCTGCTCGTCGACCTCGCTGGCGATCCGCATCAGGTCCTTTGCCGAAATCACGTCATGGCGCGGCAGCCACACATTGAGTTCAAGCGCATAGACGAGGCATACGAGGCCCCAGCAGTGGCAGCCATCCGGGCTGTAGCCCGACTCGACGAACGGGATGCCAATGTAGCGATCCACCCATCCTGGCGGACCTTTCACCAGTATGCCCCGGGCACGATGTCCTTGGTGACGCGGTGATACGGCCACGGCTCCGACGTGAAATCGAACGACTGCAGATCGGACTGCAGCATGACTTGATCGCTGTTGATATTGCGCATCCGCAGGAACGGCGCGGTATAGATGCGCGGCGTCGGCGAGCCGAGTGGACTGCGGGCGTTGCTGCCGTCGAGCGACGTGCCGAAGTCGGCGGACGAGCACACCTCCAGGGTCAACACCGGAGCCTCGACGATGGCCAGCAGCGCCAGCCCTACCGAGCGCTCGACATCGGGGATCGCCATGCGCGCGACCGGAGCCTGATCGTTGTCGCTGACGAGGTCGAAGAAGAACGGCAGCCCGATGTGCAGGTGGCCATCGAGATTGTAGTTGATGATGACGCCGTCCGACGACCGGCTGATGCCGCTGGCATCTTCGGATGCGATGTAGATCGGCGAGGTCAGCTCAGGATGCGTGATCGTGACGAAGCAGACGATCAGCGCGGGACTGTCGCGCATCTCGACGCTCTTGCGGAAGGCGGTCGAAAGGACGCGCGGCATTTTAGTAAATCTCAAACCATGGGGCGCTGACGCCGTTAACCCAGCGATACCGATTGAAGCTAAACGAAACCCAAGGTCGGTCAGGCCCGATTTGCAGGTGCCAGTACCAGAAGCGCCAGTTGATCCAGAGCCTGCTCACGCGCGCCTTCTCCGCTAGATGTTGTTCCGACAAAACGATAGCCACATAAGTGCCACGCCCAACAACACAAAGATCATCCACAGTTCCATTACGAGAACACCCAGAACTTCAGCGTGACCAGCCAGCCATACGGGCCGCCGTCGGCATACTCGGGAGGACCGTCGAACTTCATGGTCTGGCTGACGCCGGTCTTCGGGTTCTTGCGCGTCACCCGCGAGGTGCCCTGGATGCAGGTCGTGTTGTAGAACGTGTCGAGCAAGTCCTTCTCGGTGAAGGTGACGCGCGACTGAAACCGTATCCGTCGCAGCGGGATGTAGGTGCCCTGCCGCGTCAGCGGTGCGCCGCGGTCCGGCTCGAACGCGATCAGCGTGCTCACCGGGTTCTCGCCGTACGATCCGAGGATCGCGTTCTGCGTGACCGTCACCGGCCAGGACTGCAGCGGCTCGGTCATCGCGACACCGAGCGCGGGAACGCACCGAAGCGGCGCATGCTCTTATCCATCGTGCTGTCGGCGAAGCTCTCCTGCATGATCGAGCGCACCGCGATGCGCAGATCGAAGCCGCCTTGCGTGTTGCGCTTCCGCTCGCCCTGCTGCACGTCCGCGCCGTGGTTCTCGATGATCAGGTTCATCTCGCCGCCGCTCGACTTCAGGCCAGCGAGGTTCGGCTCGACCTTTGGCACGATCTGGCCGTCGCTGTTCGGGATGAAATACTCCATGCCCTGCTCGCCGACCTTGTAGAGCTTGCCGGCCTTCACCGGACCGCCCATCGCGCGAGCTTGTGCCGTGAAGCCAAAGCCGGTTGACGTGCCGCCGCCCAACCCGGCACCCAGCCCCTGCAGCATCTCGGCCAGCGGTGCGATGATGGTCTTGCGCACCAGCAGCCTGATCAGATCCTTCAGGATCGAGTCGACCATGGCCTTGAAGGCGTCGGCCAGGGTCTTCGTCTGGCTCGCCAGATCGACGAATGCATTCTCGACGTTCGACAGGCTGGAGACGGCAAACTTGTCCATCACCTTGTCGGTTCGAGCAATTTCATTCTGGAGCGCCTGGAGCTGCGGCGTGGCCGACTGCCGCTCCCTCATCTTGTCGATAACGTCGAGCGCCTCTCGCTTCGCGATTGTCACGGCCTTCTGCGTCTCGGCCTCGGTCAGATTTGCGTGCGCGGCGGCCAGCGTCGCTTCGGTGACCTTGGCCGTTATGATCTGCTGTTCGGTCGAGACGCCGAGCTTCTCCCGCGTGGCTGCAATCGACGCCTTCATCGCATCGTCGGCAGCCTTGATCGCTCGCGCCTCCTCCTCGGAACCTTTCTTGAACGTGCCGGCGTCCACCAGCTTTTGGATTTCGAGCCGCTTGAGCCGATACTGCTCGGCTACGGTCACCGCGTCACCGAGGACACTGACAAGGTCTTTCAACCGTGCGAGGTCTTGGGCATTGGTCAACTTCGCCTCCTGCTCGGCCTTCAATGCGGCCGGCTTCCCCGGAGGCAGTGGGACATTCACGCCTGGGATCGGTGCCGATGGCGCTCCCGTCAGCCCGCCGACACCGGCAATTTTTCCGGTCTTCGGGTCGACCATGCCGGCCTCATCCATCCGCAACTGCTTCATGAAATTGCGGGTCACCTCCATCTTTCTTAGAAATTCGGAGAACGTGGTGTTGACCCATTCCGCGAAACCGCTCTTGCGCGCGTTTCTCTGGACCTCATCGACCCAGTGCGCGAGTGACTGCATCAGTTCGGCCTCTTGTTTTTGGAGCGCCAGGATTTCAAACGTGAACATGCTGCCCCAAACCTCGTCGGTCTCCTTCTTGATTTTCTTGATGCTGTCGGAAATCGCGTCGGCCTTCTTCGCGACTTCGTCGAGGTTCTTGCTCTGCGCGGTCAGCTTCTCGAACCCTCCGACACTGCTGATCTCGGTCAGCAGCCGCCCGACTGCCGCACCACTTCGGCCGCCCGCAGCTCTCGCGAGTTCGACCTTCTCCGACTCGGTCTTCAGCCGCGCGTAAGCCGCCGCCAGGATGTCGATTGCGTCAGCCGTGGTCTTTGCGCCGTTCAATTGCTTGACGAGTTCGATGTCGAGCTTCTGCAATGTCTTGAACAGATCGCCCTCGCCATCCTTCATCTTCTCCAGACCGCCGACAAACTTCGTGATGAAGGTGTTTATCTGCTCGGCGCTGTTGCCGGTGTCGATACCGGCGCGCTCCAGCGCGTGCAGTTGCGTCACCGTCAGGCCGAGCGTCTCGGATGCATCCTTCAGCCGGCCAAGCTCCTCGACCCATTTGTTGGTTGCGTCGATTGCCTTGATCAAGCCCACCGTCACCACTGCCAGGGCCGCGGCAACACCCGCGCCGGCCGGACCGATCCGCGTCAAGGCGGCTCCGAGCCCGCCAAGGTTACCGCCGAGATTTGATGCAAGCGTGCCGAGCTGCTGCGTGATCGCCTTGTTGATCCCGGCGAAGTTGTCCTCGATCTCCTTGGTTTTCTTTTTCGAGATGTCGACGGCCTGCTTCATGTCCTTCTCGAACTTCGTGATCTGCGCGGACAGCGCGACGACGAGGGCAGCAGTGTTGTCAGCAGCCATGGCTCACTCCGCCGATCTCTTTTTGATGCTCGCGGTAATCTTGCGTTTCATTGTCGACCGCATTTTCTTTTTCATCAGCCGATAGGTTGGGAAAAAGAACGGCCGCGCCGCCATGTTCGTGGTGCCGAACTCCGCCGCGCGAGCATAATCATAGTCACCCTCTTCAGTCGTCAACCTGCCGCCCGCCACGACCCTGACGATGGTGTCGGTGTCTCCGGGTAGCTTGCGGATCGACACCTCCAGGTCGCCGGTCTCACCCTTTGGTGCAACCTGCTTCATCGCATCGATCAACAAGTCGGCCTGTCGGTTTAGCTCGTCGACCGCAAGGTCGTGGATTTCCTTCTGCAAGTCATCCGTCAGTTTCTTGAATGCCAGGACGCTTTTGTTGACAGCCATCAGTGCTTCGCCGGCGTTGGTGGCGGGTTTGCAATGAGGGCGTGCCGCGCGATCATCTCGTCGAACTCCTCGGATGTCAGAGGTTCAGGGCCTGGGTCAGGATTGTTTGCTCTGGCATATCCCTCGATGGCGGCTGCGATCTCCCAGATACCGGCGTCGTACGTGTCTCGAACTGACCATCCAAGAGCTGCTCCAATTCCGATGACGGTGGCGCGGCGGAGGCGACCGTCGTCTCGGTAGAGACTTGGTCCGCTGTCGTGGCCTCCGCCGCCTCGGCTTTTCCCAACTCTTCTCCCGGCACCCCGACAACCACCGCCATCAGGATCAGCCGAGCGATGACGATGCTTTCGGCGAGGCCCTTCGGATTGCCATCGACGTGCAGCTTCACCACGGTCATTGCCTTGTCCGGCTTCATGCCGCCGCCGATCAGGCCGAGCCGGATGGTCTCGCGAATATCGTTGACGAACCACTGGCCGGTCTCAAGCCGGTTCATGATCGTCGCGATGCCGGCGTTGCACTTCTCCTCCAGCGCCAGCAGGTCACCGACCTTGGCGAGGCAGAAGGCGTCCTCGCCATTCCGCCACGTGATGTCGATGGTTCCGACCGACCTCATCCCGGGTTACCCGTCGTCCACACCATTGCGCCATCGGAGGCGGTCGTGATCTCGACCTGGATTTTCTCGCCCTGGGTGCCGGTGATGTTGAAGTTGGTGCACAGCATCAGACCATCGAAATGTCCACCGAGAACACCAGCACCGTCATCGATCACGACACGGCACATCACCGCTGTCGCGTTGAAAAAGAACGCGCGCCATGTCGCGAGCGCTTCCATCGCCAGCACGCCGGAACCGCTGATGCCGGCGCTCAGGCTTTCGACGACGCGACCGACCCACGCCGGTGCGTCGGGATTGTCGCAGTCCGGCACCGTCACGTCGTTAGCATTCGCCGTGAACTGGATGCCTTTGGTGGTGAGACCGCACGGGCTGACGAACAGGCCCGGGCTCATGCTGTCGCCGATCCAGATCGACAACTTCGAGGCAGAGAGTGTGGTTGGAAGTGCCATGTGTTTCTCCTTGGATTAGCCCTGCGCGACGAGAGACCCGAACCCTGTCACTCCGCTGGGCTCGGTCAAAGCCCGCAGGATCACCACCGCATGATGGGTGATCCCGTCTGGGTCACGGAGATACTGCGCTTGCTCCAGTTCGAGGAGCACGAGGTGGTGGCCTTCGACAGCCAACTCGGCGGCGTCCAATGTCGCGATGATGGCGCGCCCGAGTTGCTTGACTTCCACCGATGACGCGGTCTGCGACCAGCCGTGAATTGGGATCGACATCTCGACGCTGTCGAAGCAGTCGGCCTTGTCGGGCAGCACCTGGATTTCGCCGACCGTGATGTACGGCCTCACCGGCCGCGGCGGCGGCCAATCGTAGACACGACCTGATACCAGCGCGGCGACCGGGACGCTTGCCTTCAGCGCAAGGATGAATGCGTTCTGGATCGGCAGCGTTGGATCGACGATCACGGCGGCGTCCCCTCCTCGCACAGCAGTTCGTAGTAGCGGCCCTGCCGTGGCGTGCCCTGATCGGGATCGATCTTCGACCGGATCGCATACGTGACGTTGAGCCTGGGATCGACCACCTTCCAGTCGGTCGTCACCGACCGCGACTGCGTCGACTGGCGGATCGTGATATTGACGGCGTTCACGCCAGTCAGTCTTGCGCCCAGTATCTTCTCGCCGCCGAGCTTCGGCGCGATCATGGCGGAGCACTGAAACGTCGGCACCAGCGGCCACTCGCCTTCGGACTGGCCATAGTCAGGTGGCGGGACCGTCGCTGCCATCCTGGCGTAGAACTGGACCCAGCTCCTGAGATCGCTCGCCGTCGCCGTCACCTGGGACCGCCTTCCCTTCCTCGATTGCCCGCCTCGCGCACTCCGCCTTAACGAGATACCGCCGGCCGGACCGATAGACCAAAAGGACCGCCGGACGCACCTTATACTCGAAATCGGACACGAACCGGACCCACGGCATTGGCCGCCATCCTATCCAGGATCGATTAAAAAGGCGCGGGGGCATCCAGGTAGCCCCCCAGCCCTCCAAAACGCGCCCACGGCCGCCTGACCCTACTCGATCAGCCGCCACAGGGTCCCGTCCACCAGCTCCCGCTCGTTAAAATGGCAGTAGCAGAGCGAGTTCGCCCAGGCCTGCCGCTCCGGGTAGATCGGCTGCTCGATCTTCCTGATGTCGGTCAGCCCCACCAGGGCGGCGGCGCTGGTGGGATGGACGAACACCGGGCAGCCCAGGATCGCCGCCTCGACCGCCGTGTTGCTGCCATGCGTCACCAGGGCATGAGCCCCCTCCAGATCGGCCTGCAGCGGACGCCGCAACTGCTCCTTGTCGCGGATGACGAGCTGCCGGTCGGTCACCCGCGCCAGCGCGTCGATGGTGTCGGCGATCCAGTCCCGGGTCTCGTGGAATTTTGCGTAGGTCCGTGTCGGTGCCGCGATCACGACGTGCCGGCCGCCGGTCTTCCAGGGCTGCAGCGGCGTGTCCATCATCCTGAAGCGGTCATCGGGAACGTCCCTGATCTTCATCATCTGATAGCTGTTGATGTGCCAGCGGTAATAACCACCGTCCACGCCCTTCGGCAGCCACGTGGCAAAGACCCGCCGCATGTAGCCGCGATCCCAGTACACAAACTTTCGGTTGCTGGCCTGCCATTTCTTGAACAGGGGCGTCAGCGCCGGAGTGCAGCCAACGATGGGCGTGATCTCGGGCGGCAGGTTGTCGAGCTGCGCGCCGGTCTCGTCGTGCCAGATCGCGCGACCACCAAGCTTGGTGAGCTTGTCGGCGATCCGCGTAAACAATCTCAGCTTGAAGTCGGCCAGACCGACCGGGACATAAAGGCAGCACGTTGCCGGATCGATCATGACCAGTGCTTCTGCACCCACGGCAGCGACTTGAATTGCGCCGGATCGCGATAGCCCGGGAACGTCACGATGCGCGCGTCGTCTGGGAGGCCGCCATGCTTGTTCGGCCAGCCCGGCTTCATGAATGCGTAGACGCCGTCGGCACCGGCCTTCCAGCCTGCCGCCCCCGGCAGCTTGTGAGCAATCCAGCCCTGGTCATCGGCGAACTCGTACTTCGGGATTGTCGCCAACCTCTCCAGGTCGAAGTCGTCCCACACCTCGGCATGCGTGCCGGTTCGCAGCATCATCATCGCGCCGGTGTACGGGCACGGGTTCGACGCGTTTGCACCCTGCAGGATGACGAACGAGTCTTGCAGATCGAACAACTTGTCGAGCGGACCGGTGATCACGGTGTCGAGGTCTAGGCAGACGAGACGGCCTTCGATGTTGTTCGCGGACTGCCATTCAGGATCAAACATGCGAAGTCGAGCAAGGCAGCCCTTCATTTTTAGAAGGTGGCGATCCTCCTCCTGGATCGTTATCACCTGATCGACGTCTTTACCCAAATCCATTGCGATGTCGATGGTGACCAAGATCATTCGGAACGGGCTGCAATGTCGCCTGAGCCCGCGGACCAGCTTCATGACATAGCCGTATTCGTACTTGGTGCCCCACCACCATGTGCAGATGTTCAGCATTCAAGTCTTCCTCATCATGATCGCCGTGTAGTCGATCCTCTCGAACCCAAGCGCGCCACTGAAATACTCATCGACCGCCTTCCTTGCGCCGAGCCAGTGGCCATAGTCGTCAACGATCAAGATGCCGCCGGGGACCAGTCGCGGGTAGAGCCAGAACAACTCGGCCGCAGTCGATGCATACCAATCCGTGTCGAGTCGGAGCAGGGCGATGCTGTTCGGCTTCTTGTACTTCAACGTTTCGACAACATCGCCTTTGACGAACCGCAATTTGTCTTCGTCATAGACACCAAGCTCGCGAAGGATCGCAATGACCTCCGGCATCGACACGGCGGACTTGCCGACCCACTCTTCGGGTTTTCGAGGCTTGCCCTTGCCGTGACTGTCGATGACGGCATCCGGCAACGTCATGCCCTCGAAGGTGTCATAGAGCCAACAGACCCGCGATGGAGCCAGCCTGCGAGCCAGCACGATGTTGCCCGCCTTCCAGACACCGCACTCGACGATGTCGCCTTCGATGTTCCTCGCCTCGATCTCATTGATCGACGAGATCATCGCTTCGATGCGCTCGACGCTGGACTTGGTGTAGGGCCTGACCTCGTCGACTAATTCCATTCAGGTGCGCCCCTCCCAGTTCGCCGGGTTGCCGCCCTCGCTCTCCGGAAAGTCCGACAGGTTGCCTGCGGGCAGTGGGCTACGCCACAGCACGCCGATCCCGTTGTCCTGGCCGGTCGGATCGAGGCGGATTTCCTCGTGCCGATAGTCCCCCTTGATTTCCTCCCACACCTCGGGAACGTCGATGCGCTTGCCCTTGCTCCAGTCGGCCGGCCGCTTCCAGGCGATGTCATGAAACGCCACCATGCGCGCCATCGGCCCGTAGTTCTGCCAGTCCTTCCGGATCGCGGCGCGCGAATGATCGCCGTCGATCAGTACGATGTCGAAGGGACCGAGCTTGCGAACCTTGTCGACCACCACGGTGCTCCTGCTATCGTCGACATGGAGGTGCACGTCGTAACCGAGTTTCTTCAGTTGCTCGACGCATTCCTTCAGCGGCTTCAGCGTTTCGCCGATTGGCATGTCGACCGCGACGAGGCGCGAGCCATGCGGCAACGCATTGCCGTATCGCCAGAGCGAGCCGCCGTGCCGCGACCCGATCTCCAGGTAACTCTTGACCTGCTCCCTGCGAAGCAACTCTTCAAACCAAACCGCCTCATCGGGATACTGTGCGATCTTGCGGACCCACAGCGGTGCTTCCTCAACCATCTCTCCTCCATATCGCGCAGATGCCGAGCGACTCGCTGATGCTCGACGTGTGAATGCGTTTCAGGCTCAGCTCCTTGTCGAGCCATTTCATCTCAGCCCAGTTTTCATCCGGCTTGTCGCTGGTCGCGCGCCAGCAGAAATACTTCTTGGTGCGCCCACCGAGATCGCGCAGCAGCAGCGACATGGCCTCTGCCGTCATCACCCGCTTGAGCTTGTGCATCGTCGCCAGCATCACCACGATGTCGTATCGGCTGTCGCCGAAGGCCATGCCCAAGGCACCCGGCCCGGTCAGGTCGACAACCTCGAACTTGCTCTCCACGCTGCGTAAGTCGATGAACAGGCCTCGCGCGGTAGCAATGCCCTCCTCATAGATGTCGCAGCCGTGGACGACGGTGGCCCCGTTGTTGGCAAGCTCGAACCCAACCAGTCCACGGTTGCATCCCACATCGAGAACCGAAGCCCCTCTACATCGCAGCAGTATGTCGAGCATGCCGTCGAGTCGGATGTCATGATAGCCCGCCACTCTTCGCTGAAGGACCTCGTGCGTCAAAGGCATCGTCTTTCGAGCATCCTCTTTGTACCATCGTTGAAACGAGTAAAAGCGCGATCGATCTCTTCCTGTGACCAGCCCAGCTCCCTCATCTGCTTTTCATCAAATTCCCATTCTCCCTTTCGCATATCTCTGATCGCGGGATTTTCAATGTATAGCTTGATTATTTGCATGATAGCGACGATGTCGTCCCCGACGACCTCGCGGCCTTGCTTCAGCTTCATGAGATAATTTTTGACGCGGGCAATCGCGAACAAACGCGAGTCAGAAGTACATCGCGTTAACGGCAACACCCGCCCTTCGCCTTTCCAGATGACCTCTTCCGTCATGACGACCTCATCTGACTGATGACGCCATCATAGACCTGTTCAAGCGTGATCTCTTCCATCGCCTTGCGGCAGTGATCGCACGGCTTGAACGATCCGCACGCCTCGCCGCCCGCCGCCAGATTGACATGCATGTCGTAGCCGGTGACCTGCGGCGGAACGAAGCCGCCGAAGATCACCACGGCCTTGGTGCCCATTGCTGCTGCGCCGTGATGCAGTCCGCCCTCGCTGCCGACATACAACGCCGCCCGCTTCAGGACCGAGAGGCTATCGCGGAATGTCTGCGTCTCGATCTGTTCCACGCCCGGCAGCGGCTTGCCGGAGTTGTGCTGGCCGCTTGTGTACTTGAACTGGATCAGCCGGAAGTCAGGCCGCAGTTTATCGGCGAGCGCGACCCAGTTCTTCTCACCCCATTGCTTGTTGATCGCCATCGGCTTCCAGGCCTCGACGTTTGGCTCGATGACGATGAAGCCTTTGCCGGCGCGGTCGCCGCGCATCTTCTCGGTAATGTTGAAATAGACCTCGCCTGGAATTGGTCGGAAGTCGTAATTCCAAATCCAGTGCCCGTTGCCCGCCTTGTTGTAGATGCGACTGCCCTTGTAGTAAGCGATCCATTCCAGATCGGATGCGCCTTCGGAGCCGGGCTTTGCGACGTTCGGGTTCGGGTCGAGTATCTTCGGGGTGTTGTGATCCCAGATGATCTTGCGACCATCACCGAATGCGATCCGCTTGCCGCGGTCCTTCGCGCCCTTTGCCATGCCGCTTGCAAGTAACTGATCCCCGAGCCCCATCACGGCCTCTGTATTGCGCGCGTCAGCTCTTCACGCCACTCGTCTGCGTACTCGACGTTCTCGTAGCCCGGCATGCTTGGCAGCCCAGTGGTGAAGTGGACGATGTGCGGATCGATGTCCACGTCGGAGTGCCCGACTAGCCAATTCCACGACGGATCAAGTTCGCCGATCTCCTCCTCGCCAAGCCAGCAGAACCGGTGCAGGTCGCGGCCCGGCACCGTGTTGATCAGCTCCAGCGTCAGACCTCTGTTTGATGGGTGAACGCAGTTGAAGATCATCACCGAAGACCAGTTCTTGCGCGGATATGCAGTCTGCTCCTGGCCGTCCATCTTCACCGTGTCGGTCGGCGCGTAGTCGTGCTTCACGCAGTATAAAGCTTTTGTCGGATCGAGGTCATCGAACGCCTGCGACACGTCGGCTCGCGCCAGGATGTCACTGTCGGCAAACATCGCCCAGCAATCAGCATCAGCGATGTGCGGCACCAGAAATCGAAGATTGGCGTGCTCGGTAGACAGCCGCCCATCATAGTCATCGGTGACGGACAGAAGGTCGACGAGGTGATTGCCATCGCGCACA